GTCTGCAATGCTGTCTACAACGTCGGAACCTTTCTTCATTCCTTTTTTGCCGGCCGCTCGTGCTGCATCAGCTGCGCGCGATGCAGCCCCCTCGTTCTCATTTTTGATTGGAACCCAAGGGCTAATTTCCGGAATGTTGAGGAGGTTCTTGGCAGGCCCGTTACCGTGGCGAATTCGAACCATCGAATTGATTTCTTTGATTCCATTGTTGGCCATGTTCGTGAACGACTCGCCCACGATATTTTCAACTTGAACCATTATGTCTTTGAAGGCACCCGGCAGCAAAGCCCATGTATCGGTAATGATGTAATATCCTGCGTAAAATGTCCCAACGATCGTTTTGACAGTCCAGACTGAGGCATCTACAATAAAATCGTAAGCTTCATGAAATTTCTTTGTCACCCAATCGATCTGCGGGCCGAAGGCATCCTTGAAGCGGCTGCTGATAGCCTGAAAGAAACCAACGAACATATCGGTCATTGTTACGGCTGTGTCAGTTCCCTTGGTCTTGAGTCGCTCCAGTTGGTTTTCGGTGAGTCCCATTGTCTTTGTGAGATCGCCTGTGCTTTTGTTGGCCTCGTTGGCCCACAGTGCGAAACCAATGCCCACAGCCGCGACAGCAGCAGCGATCGCGGCCAGCACTACCCCAACTGGCGCTAGCGCTACAGTCTCCGCAGCAGCGGCGGCAATCGCAGTTTCTTCCACAACTACATTTGCCGCCGCTAGCGCCCGAGCTTCCGCCGCTGCCAGAGCTCTTGCCGCAGTAACGCGATTCGTGCTGATGGTTAGCGCAGCCTGAGCTTCCGTCACTGCAAGAGTCTCGCGTGCCAGAACAGCTTCCGCAGCAGCTAGCGCAGCAGTCTTCCCGGTTGACTCGTCAATAACACCTTGACTGACACGAACAATTCCAAGAAGCAAGCCGAACTCTCTGAAGATATCGTGAACACCGATCCCACTGGTCTTCATGATGTCAGCAATCTGCGGGCCCTGTTGAACGAGGATCATGAGCGGGTTCATGCCCATGGCAGCCGTAACGCCAATATCCGCAAATTGCCGACCAAGGTTGAGAGCTTCGTGCGCGGCCAGCTTCGAACCGGCCGCAACCTGATTCATTGCACGCTGGGTTCTGAGAGATGAAGCTGCAACCTGCTGATGAGCCGCGTTGAGCGCCATAGCAGCACGGCTCAACGACTCCGTCTGCGTTTCAGCGGCTGCCCCGGCAGCCGCTAGCTGGTCAAGATCCCCAGCAGCATTCTTTGCCTGAGTGCTATCTACCCGAATTCCGAGATTGGCAATATCAACAGACATTCTCAGGAATCCTTTCTGTGCTTATTTATACAGGAAAGATAAGCTGAGTCAAGTTTTAAGATCAGATCAATCTCCCAGCCGCTCAGTCTAATTTTAGTCAGCTTTGTCCAGGAATAGATATCCGTGTACGCCAGAGGGCTCGGACCGAATCCATTGCTTCCACGCTGTCGTGATAGTTCGAGAAAAAAGCCCCAAAGGTAGGTTAGTGACTTTGGTATCGGGGGAGCCATTTCCAGCTCCCCCGGCTTCACCCCCGTCTGACGCCATGCGGATTCAAGATGAGTTTTTTTGCTGAAACCATCTTTTCCTACTACGGTCAGATCAAAATCATATTCAGCGAATTCAATTAGATCCGCGCCGAGCCCGGCATAAAATTTTCCATGTCCCCAATGGCCTTATCCACCTGTTGGCGGACCCAGGGCAAACTCTGATAGAGCCGTTTGACGTTCGGGGTGGTAAAGGCCAGCTCCTCTTTCTTGTGAGTGATGGTATCCTTGCTAACCACATTGCCATTCTCATCCTTGCTCGCCTGGCGCCAGCCCACAGTGCAGAGGGTGAGGAGGTCGGTTGCCTCAAGTTCTGCTTGAGCGCTGTTCGGCGTCGGGAGGGGTTTTCCACGACGCTCAGCAAGTGCTTCTTGGCGAATGCGGCTGTCGACGCGATCTTTGATGTGCTCACGGAAGACAGTGCTATCCTTCCCGAGTATTGTTATAAAGATGCCGATGGGATCTTTTGTGACAGGGTGCTGCAACTCAATCTCCGCGCCCTTATCACAAGCCGAGATGGTGTCGAGCGAATCCAAGTCGAGGAAGTTCACGTCGTTCGCCTTTGTCAATTCTGCCTCCTATAGATTAAAATAGCCGCTAACGGCGGCAAGTCGTCTGGTTTTTCTACGAATACCAGAAAAATGGCTTTAGGCGAAAGCACTGTCCTGAATGGCGATCGTGGTGGCAAGGTGGACCGTGCTGCCGTCGACGCGCTCCAGTGCGGTGAATGGCATCGTCTGCGTGAGACCGGTCTGGCCGTCGTCTTTCGTGGAGCCACCGAACTTAATCCTTGGCATCACGAAAGAAGTGAAGGGCGCATTCGCGGCGTTCGTCGCAGTCAGTACCAGCGCGACGGAAGCTTCAGTTTCGTTCAGGAACATATCACGGAACACTTCGTCCTGGAACAGAACAGTGAGCTGCCCTGTGACACCGAGGGTTCCGGGGAAGATGTCCGGATCTACGTTCGTGCCAACTACGCCGCCGGGAGCGCTGTAGTTCCCAGTGATGGCGACATTCATCCCGGTCACGATACCAGCGGCCGCCCCGTTGATAACGAGAATGCCATTGACCGAAGCTTCAATCCCGCCCGTGGGAGGTGCAGCGGGGGTCGTGAAGTATTCCGTTGCTCCCGTGCTCATGTTGAGCCCCATGACAGGGAATTCCACAGTGGCCATACCCGACGGGGGAAGCTGTATGTTTGCTCCGGAAAAGACGCAGTCCTCAAAAACCTCGGATTGCGCAATGTCGGAAAACCAATGCTCGATCGTGTAGTAATCCCGCGTCTGACCCGAGGAGGGGACCCATGTGCGTTTTCCGACAAGCGCACAAGTAACCGAGTCGCCTGCTGCTTTCGGCCCAACCGCCACACCGTTGATCATCACAACCGTCATAACGGTTGCAGTCAGCCCAATGATAAGCGCATGGTGATCGTTGTTGGGAACGCCAGTCGTTGCCCAGCCTGTCCAGTTGACAACATCACCGACCTTGAAACCGTCCGTAATGAACGATCCGCCTGAACGTGTGAAGGTTCCCTGCGCACCTGTGGTCACAGCGGCGGTCACTGTCGTGAGTGCGCCGCTGGTCGGTGCGCTCTGCACCAGCTGGCGAAGCACACTCTCGAAGGGCTTTTGATAGCCCCCAACCGACAGCTCCCCGGAAATCGAACCCTCGACCTTGCGGACACCGTGACGAAAGTCACGGACCTGTTGGCTGGCAAGAATTTCCTGAGACTGATAGGTGGCCTTTGCCAGGCTGAGCGTTGAAGTCACGCGGCGCATATACTGCGCGGAACCGGCAGCGCCCGCCGGCGCTACAGTCTTCACCGCCGTCTGCTTCTTGAAGGACAGCTTCTTGAAAACGCCTGTTGCAATCCCTGTCATAATCTGGTTATCCTTCCAAATTCACAAAAAATCTGATCCTAATGTTAATCAGATATCGATCACCATCCGATCCGGCTTTTGCGAGCTCAGGCGTTGATTCAATAATGACATTAATACCACTGTCCGACAATGTCAAGCCCCGGAAAAACCTCGCTTTAATCAACTCTCCATAAGCCAAAGCATCCGCTCTGCCCGAATTTATAGGGTAGCGAAGTTGAATGTTCGCTATGCCACGAACGCGATGAAACTGATCTCCGAAAGTTGGGTTCTCGGGTGTAGCGAACAATAGATCAATTGCCTGATATGGAACCCCTGGAACTGGCGAAAACTTGACATTCTCGAATGCAGTGCCGATTGAACCTGTCATTGTGCTCAAGTGAGTTTCAATCACGTTCGATATTATATTATGGCTCATAGCGCGGAACCTCTAGCCTTGGCAACAATGTCTGGAAACTCCAAAGCGGTGAGTCCGACCATTCCTTTGGGCGCTTGCAGGCTGGAACCCCCTTCGAGCTTGAGGATGTAGGAAGCATTATTCATCAAATAGTAGACTCTGCCCGCGGCTTGCACAGGAATGCCAG